CTTACGACCCATTTCCTCAAGACTCTTGTCCTTGAACCAAGTACGAACTTCTGTGAGAATTGGGCATGTTTCATTCCACATTTCAACGCAAGGAACTTGAACAATAACTGGTTTACTGTTCATCTGACCTTTAACTCCACTAAATGGAAGTTTGATCATAGCACGTTCGACCCAGAAAAAATCATTCTTGGTATCACCATCAGGCAAGAACCTGACACGTGCTGTTGAATTTTCTGGAATGTCCCAATGTGGATATATTGCGTTATCACGACCGCCGCCGCTATTACTTCCGCTGTTGCGGGTTTCTTGTTGTGCGAGTTTCGCACGGATTTCTGCCAATGAAGCCATAATGTTTTCCTTTCTGTGCCATATGTGCCTAATACAATGGATTAATTTCCACTGCATATACCTATTTATACATCAATGAGGAAAGGTTTGCAATATCTTTTTTATATATTTTTAAAAAATTTCACCATGACCAGTAATTTCTTGAATGTAAGAATAGTATGGCTTATCTATTAAAAATGTCCAGTTGTTTATATTTTCAATCCAATTTGTTGGAGGATTTGCTCTATTCAAATATTTTGGTAAAATTTCCACATCGTTAACGGTAATTTTTATGATTTCAATTGCGCCATCACTTGAAATATTTTTAAAACTAAAGTGTACTAAATCAGTCAAATCAAGAAAAACTTTGCCTTTGGTATCAATCGTTAAAGTATTGTTGATATAAAATTCATAACTAACTGCTTTATAAATTTTAAGTTCGTAATCAATCACCAATCTGTTATTAGTGTTAATATCCATAATCTGTGAGAAATTTTGTATATCTTGGTGCATAATCTACTATCTTGTTACCTCTTAAATTTTCAAAAGACTTTAAAAATTTTACTAAGTTATATCTTTCTTTTTCAATATTTTCTGGAGCAACATAATTCTTTAAAAAATCATAATATTCAATTATGTTATTACCAATGGTTTGTTTAATATAATGTTTATTTCTTATATTAACAATATTATTATTTTTTATTAGATTGTATTTTTCAATTGTTTTTTGCAGTTTATCAATAATTTCATCTTTTATATCAATGGGTAATAATTCCATCCTTAACATACTTGGATATTTTAAAATATCACAGCTTTCGGCTGTTATGTCATTTTCAATCATGTATTCTGCCAATAAGTCCAAATCATAAATTGTTAAGATATTGGGTGTAATTCGTAAACTTATAAACAATTTTTCATTATCTAACTCTTTGTATTTCTTAATGTTTTCTAAAATTTGTCCAATTTTACTTGGATATCTTATATAATCATTTAGTTCCGTGACTGATTCAATGCTTATTCCTAAATGAAATTGTTTGAAAGTGTTTATATATTTTTTAATTCTATCATTGTAAATTGTAGCATTTGTAGTTGTTCCAACTATCATTTCGCTTGCTAAATCATTTTCAATCAATGCGTCACATATCTTATAAAAAGACTTCATATAAAATGGCTCACCACCTATAAAATGAATATATTTTATTTTTGGTAAATTTTTCAATTCTTTTACAAATTTTTCTACCAATTTATCATCATTCGTCCAAGAATTATAAGATTCTGGATAAAAAAATAATTCAGAACTTTGACTTAAAATTTTATAATCATTTGTCAATCTACTGCTGTATTTTGGATCGCACATGATACATGCACTGTTACATGTATTACCTAAATCAATTTGCAAATCATTTGGAAAATAATTAGATTTTCCTTTATTTTGCCAACTGTATTTAAAATGATCATAGTGCGGGCTACAACGAGTTTTTGATTCAAACTCATCATCGGTAATACCACTTTTAAGTAGTTGTTTTTTTCTTCCACTTAATTTGTTAAATTTGTCTTCATACTGACAAGAACTACAAATATCTGGTTTTTCACCATTTAATAATTGAAGGCGAAGTTGTGACATTTCTTCGCCATTATAAAAATCCATTAAAGAAGTGTTAGATATATTTTTGTTAACGGTTTTAGAACTTGCCCAACGGCATACATTATAATTTCCATTAGGTAATACACGTAAATGAAACCATGGACTACTACAAAAAGAATCTTTGAACATGGATTATTTAAACAAAAAAAATGGACCATAAATTAATATGGTCCATTTTAATATCGTTTATTTAACTCTTAAGGCATTTCACCATACTGTTTTAAGTTACGAGTGTCGTTGCCTTTTTGTTTAGCTATATCTACACTGTCCATTGAACCAGCAACTAAACCACCCAACGTAGTAAGTAACAGTGGAAGAAAAAGTACTGCACCAGCAGGCACTGCTAATAAAGCAAGTAATGAATACATAGTGCCAACTGCCATAGTGATTACAAAACGACTGTTACTAGATGATCTATCTTTATATTTGGCTTCAATTTGCTTCAAGCCTTGTTCTAATTTATCTACTACTTCTTCTTTACCTTGGGCTTTCAATTGTTCTTTTGCATTTTCAATTTTTTGATTAATGGCTGGCAATTCTGCGGAAACATTACCCTTATGTGATTGGAAAAAACCCATTACTTTTGATTTTACCCAATCGGTAAGTTTATTTTCATTAAGTTGTGAAGATTCTGGTAAATCATTACGAAATGATTCTTGCAATTCTGGACTCAACTTACTGTTAAGTTCGATTGCTTCTAATTTAAGTCTTGTTAAACGAATGTCGTTGCTCATTATAAAAAATCCTTTTCTTTATTTATTTTATAACAATACCAGCAACAGCTTGCATCCAACGAAGGTCAGCTTTTACGCTTTCTTCTGTCTTTTCTTTCTTGTCCTTTGCTTGCTTTGCAGCTTGCTTCATCGGTTCTTTTTTATCACCATCTTTGTCAAGGTCAAGAAAGTCTGGTTTTGCACCTTCTTCTACGTTCTCATCAGTATATTCTACGTCATTGCTTTTCATATAATCACGGACAGTATCAATATAATCAGCAGCCATTGTAATCTTGTCTTGAACCCATTCAGGAAGATTTTCATTATCCTGTAGCATGGTTTCAAGTTCTTCTGCTGCGTCTTTAATTGTTGATAAACGATTCTTGCCCATACGACCTTCTTGATCGTATTCTGCCTTATCATCAGCACTAGGTTCATTGCCTTCTTGCTCATGTTCATCGCTTTCTTCTTCTTGTGCGTAGATATAGTTTTCCATCAAAGGCAAACCTGCCAATTTACGCATTTCTTCAATCTTCTTGTTTTTCATTGGGGTTTCCTTTGTTTTCTTGGTTTTTTCTTTATCATCAAAACGCTTGTCATCAGCATCTTCGTCTTCATGATCAGGTTCGCTTGCATCGCCTTCCTTTACTTGATAGGTTTTGCCATCTACTTCAAATTCTTTCTTACCACTTGCCTTAGCAGCAGCTAATGCACCACTGAATTCATTGCCTTCATTTGGTTCTTCCGTTACAGCATCTTCATCCATTTCTCCACCATATGTGTAATATACATGTGGGCTTGTATTTTCCGCATTTAAATCTAAAATATATTGTTTTGCTTCTTCTCTTGTTTTAAACTTTTTTATTTTACCATCTACACCTATTAGTGGTGATTGAAGACCTCGCAAACGACTATGAGCCATTACGAAATGTGATCCTTCGCCTTCTTCACTTTCTTCACTAACAGCATCTTCTGTTCTTGCCATCTTGTTTTTAATCCAAGCCATTGCTTGTTGTTCTGTTTCAAAATGTTGAATAGGATTACTTGGATTACGCTTTAATACAACATCAACGCCACCATGTGGTGCTGCCTTATACATGTATGGCACAATATCACCCATACCGCCACTTGCCATTCTTGACAAATCATTAAGTGCACCAGCACCAGTTGAAACTACACCAAGACCGAGTGCTGCCATTATACTTTTTCTTAAAAGGTCACGACGAGTCATGTCTGCTTCATTGACATCTTCGTTATAATCCATGCTGTTTAACTGGTCGTGTGCCATTACATGAAGCAGATCACCATGTGTTCTTGCTAAATCATCAAGGTCTTGATCGTCAATTGGTGTCCCATCTGTATATTGTCCAGATACAAAATGCGCATCACTAAAATCTGGATAATCAGTTGTATCAGGAATTGTAACTTCTAATGTGTTTATATCTACTTCTTTACCATTGATTTCAACTGGTGCAGTCATTGGACCTTCGCTAACTGCATCTTCTTTTTTCATATATTTGTCTTTAATTTTGCCAAGTTCTTCTTGACTTGCACCTTCACGACCTGCTTTTGCAAGTGCTGACATACCATCTTTGCCGTATTTCTTTTTACCAGTATAGTACTGTAGTCCACTTTCTGCCATAGCACCTTCACGCATACCAAGTTGTTGCATAACTTGATTTACCATGATACTGATATCGCTGGTGCCAAGTTCTTGTGCACCTTCATGACTGTATGCAACATTGCTAATAGCATCAATAACCTTGTCAAGACCATGTGCTTTTAATAGTTTGTTTGCTGCACCGCTGCTCATTAAACGATGACTAATTGCATCAGTAATATCTTCTACGCTTGCACCTTGGCTTTCTTCGCCAATGCCCATGATTTCTTCCGCAAAGATTTCACTTTCAGTTTTCTTGCCTTTAATCTTTTCAGGCTTACGATTGATATCTTTGCGATATTGGCTTTCTAATTCTGGTTTTTGCTTAATAAGATTTAGTTCTTTAAGATACTTTTGTGCAAGCAGAATAGCTAATTTCTTATCATTTGTATATTCTTTGTCATCTGCTTTTTGTCCAAATGCTTCACCTTCGCTGCTCATAAGGTCACCCATAAGTGCGGCAAAGTTTGCAACATCATCACTATCTGGTGCTACAAGGCGGTTAGCTATATCACCAAGAATAGCAACAGCCATTGCTTTGCTATCTGTATAGTTACGGCTTGTCATCAACTTATCAAGACCAGCATCTGCTTTTAATAGCAACTTAAACTGTGGATTTAGAATCTTGTTCTTAACACTATCACTTACTTCATCAAGTTTATTAATTGTATTTTCACGAAGTCTTTTATATGCACCTGCAGCACTTGCAAGATAATTATCAAGGTTTTCATTATATGTTTGTTGTGTAAACCATGCTTTTACTTCTGTTACATCATCAACTTGTTCACCAAGAAACTCAGCAAGTGCTTCTAAACTTTCATTAAATGAACGACTATTATTGCTTAAGCGGTTAAGATGACGCTTTAGATTTTCTTTAACAGTTTGTGCGGCACGAATAACATTATTTGCTTCTGCTGCTTCAAATGTACGTGTGCGAGTAGCACTTGCAAAGCGTCCCAGATTACGCATTTCATTTACCGCACGACTGATAATTTGTCCATTAGAATCATAGGGATTGCCACCACGTGAAACATGATTTGCCATTGCCTTTGCACCACTTACACTCTTAAATGGAAGTAGGAACTTTTCACCACTTTCATTTACGAGGAAAATACGATCAACTTTTAATAGTCGATTGTTTGGATTTTCCAACATGCGTTCATTATGAACAACATGAATACGAACATTGTTAAGGTTACCTTCGCTAACCTTGCCCTTACGTTGCCATAATACACGGCTTTCTTCTAATGATTCTTTCATTTTCTTTTTCTCTGGGTTGTTTTTAGCTAAAAATTCATAATCTCTGCGACTTAATACGTCTTTGGTAATATCACGGACGTCAAAATTTAACATATGTGATTTTGCATAACGACGCAATTCTTTCAAGAAACGATACCAATAATCTTTATCTTCTGGTAACATACGGTCAGTGATAGATGTATCAAAGAATACTTTCATACTGTTGCCATCAATAAGACTGCAT